AATGTGCGCGCTGATTGGAGTATGGGTGAACGTAATCACCTTCTGGATTAAATTCGTTAATCATGTTCTTACGAATTGTCTCGACGATCTCAGCGCCACTTTCTTTCTTTTGAAGATGTCTAAACTTCTTAGCCCATGAGTAAGAACTATCACATCCTTTCTCCCATACAGGTAGATCAGTAATGTCTTTAACAGACAACGGATCAAAACTTTCATATGGCAGTTCATACGTATCGGGATTAGTAGGATCATCTTGACCAAAACCATTACATTGCAAGTTGCAGAGATAAAATCTCAACCAAGCTGATGGAACGCCTGTATAGTATCCTTCCCCTTGCACCGAATAAAAACTTTCACTGTAAGCATACTTTTTAATCATCTTCTACTCCTGCCACTATTTCTCAATCTCGCCTTGTCTAGTTTTTTCTTCTGTCTCTTTGCTTGGTCAAGATGGACCATATTGGCACGAGACTGAAATGTTATTCCATCTAAGTGATCATACTCATGTAGTATTGCTCGAGCTGGGATACCTTCATATGATTCTGTAATTATCTTTCCATCAGCATTTGCGTATCTTACTCGTACTGTAGCTGGTCTCTTTACCTTTATAAAAAGACCTGGAAAGGATAGGCAGCCTTCCTCAATAAGATGATATTCATCTGATGCGTCTACAATGTTGGGATTGAACATGACTACAATGTCTTCAGGGTTAGAGGGATCTCCAACTGCAAACACTCTAGTCATCAAACCTACCTGACATGCTGATATACCTATGCCTCGATGATGTACCATCGAGTCTTTTAGATCCTGCTCCAGTGTCTTTGGATCCATGAGAGGATTGTCAAAGTCAAATTTGTTGCATACCACTCTGAGTCTATCACTTCTACTATCTTCTAGAACACATGCTGTCATTATGCTGCTATCCTACTGAAATTCTTCACTTTTTCGAATTTAATTATATTGTGAAACTTATCTATCAGTTGATCACCTTTATGGGATATTATAAACACATTTGCATCAGAAGTCAAGTCATTTAATATTTTAAGAAACTCTTCTGTGCCGGACGAGTCTAAGGACGAGTCGAACACTTCGTCCATGATCAATAGATTAGTACTAACACTGTTTCTTAGCTTGGCAACAGCGCGCCATGTAAACAACAGGGCTAGATCAATTCGCATTTTCTCCCCTTCAGAAAAGGATGCGTAACTGAACTCGTCACGGAATCTTGATCTGATAGTCTCATTGAAGTTCTCGTCGAGCTCAAACTGTACGAAGAATTCCATTGCAGCTAGGTACTTATTGATTAGCTTATTCATCACAGGAACATACTGCTTAATAATTCTTGTTTTAATTCCTGAGTCTTTTAGTATGGTCGATGCTACATCAAGTAACGTCTTATCTTCAGTCAGCTTCTCCTTCAACTTATGAATGCCTTTGAGCTCCACGTTAAGATCTTCAAGCTTCGATGCATCTCCTTCCTGTCGATCTCCGTCTCCGCTGATATTATTAATGTCTTCTTGAATAGACATTATGATTTTATCTAATGCATTTACTTGAGAGGTGTTGTTACTTATCTCTGTCTGCAGACCAGATATACGTGTTTGTACACCTTCTATCTCTTCGAGTTTATTATTAATTTTATCATACTCAGCGCGCAACTTCTCAAATCCATCTGTCGTTTGCTGTAACGTCTCCTGCTTTCCATCTACCGTAGAGCATTTGAAGTCGTGGTCAATATTTTGTTTGCATGTTGGACAGTCATCATTGTTACTATAGAACTCGATGTCGTTCTTCAATGTATTGATCTTATCATTGAGCTTGAATTCTATTTGTTCTAATTTCTTCTTTCTTTCTTTTACAGCAGATATATCCGATTGATTTAATTGGAGTTCTGTCACTTCTTTAAGAAGGTCTTTCGACGAGTCGTTGTAGGTCTTCTTCTCTGTTTCGGTCTTTGCTATCTTGACCTTGCCTTCGTTGATGCGCTTCTCATTATTATTTTTCTGCTCTTCGATGTATCCTTCTTGCATCTCTATTTTGTTTTCTACTAGCTCTATCTTATATGATGAGTCCAGTATTTCTGTTTTGTTAGATGCTACTTTATCTTTTAGAATGCCATTCATAACAGAAAAGATTTGAATGTCAAGAAGATCTTCAATGACCTCACGTCGATGTGTTGAAGGTAGTTGCATGAAGGGAACAAATGTACTGCTGCCAAGTACTACAATTTGACTGAACGACTTGTGATTTAGCTTGAGTATATTCTTCTCTAGCATCTCTTGGTAGTCGCGAGCAGCAGCATCTTGATTGATAAGCTCTTCGTCTTTATAGACCTCAAACTTAGCAGACCCGTGTCTTTTTATTCCACGGATTATTTTGTATTCATGTTTGCCAATACTAAACTCAACCTGTACTTCAGCACCCTTGCCATTGATAGAGTTTATCATCTGGTTCTTATTAATTTTTCGGAAAGGTTTTCCATACAACGAGTATGACAAAGCATCGAGGATGGTAGACTTGCCAGCTCCATTCTCTCCTACGATCAACGTAGACTTAGCTTTGTCAAGTTTTATCTCTGTAAAGGAGTCACCGGTAGAAAGAATATTTTTCCATCTTAAATATCGAAAATGAATCATAATATGTACCTAACTTATAGAGAGGGCATCAGAATATAGATCTTTAATAGTATACTCCAGTTTATCCTTATCTACGTTGACCTCAAGAGCATCGATGTAGTTGTGCAAGATAGTCATTGTATCCTCAGCTTCGCTGACGATATCATCATCAGACTCCATGTCAAGATGTAAGTGGTCTTCTACAACTTGCACATGAATCGGACCTGCCTTTTCTAGCTTATCGACAAACATATCGAACCAGAATGGATTAGTCTTTTCCGATACTATTATTTTCACATAACAACTTGAGTACTTTTCAAACTCAACATTAGTTACTTGCTCCATACTCTTGTCCCGGTCATTGTAATGTATTTTGTGGAACATTACAAATGGGTTAGGTATAAACTCGAGCTCGCGCGTATCTGTGTCGAATATGTGGAAGCCTTTCTGATCTCCGTGGTCTGCCCATGTCATCTCATAAGGACATCCTAGATAGTTAATATTACCAGTCGTAGACTTCGTATGATAATGGCCAGTGCAGACAACATCAAACTTTTGCAGCCAGTCATCCTTCATACCGTGGTTAATAGATTGACCCTTGTGCATTTGATACCCAGACAGCTCTAGGTGACCAAATAAGACTTGAGATGGTGTTGTCTTACATAGTTCGAATATTTCTTCCTGGTTGTCAGAACATATCCATGGAAGCATTAATACATCCAGGCCATCAAATTGTTGTACATGAGGCTTGCTGTATATCTGTATATTATCATAATGCTCAGCTAGCAGCTCCATGCTATTGATTTCTATAGTGTTTTTATAGAAGGAGTCATGGTTGCCAACAAGAGCATGAAGATTATATTTGTTCTGATCAATAGGATCAAAGAACATCTTCTTTGCTCTGTCTAGTGAGACAAAATTAATATACTTTCGGCGGTCAAACGTATCACCCAAGTCTACAATATTGTTAATATTATTTTCTTTGAGATAGGGAAAGAACACTTCGGAGTAGAACTTTTCTTGGAAATCTGCAAATGATGCATTGTCGTTTCTTACACCAAAATGAAGATCAGTTACTAATGCTAGCTTCATTCTTCGTCAGTCTCTTTCTTTTTGACTTTGCGTCTTTTCGAGGCTTCGAACTCCTCAATAAACGTATTCATGTACTCTGTAGACCATTCACTCATCTTAACCTCATCATTGAAGTTTTTTCCAGAGTCTGTTTCTTGTCGGTCAGATGTCATGTTTGCTATGTTGAGCTGCTCGGTCAACTTATACTTGGTATAGAGCAACTTCTTTTCTTTCTGGATTCTTCTTAGGAAGGCATACCATATAATTTGCGTAAAGTATGCGAATGGATTTTTAGACTTCTCCGGATCAAAGTTGTCTATGTACTGCAGACAGTTTTCTATTCCGTCAGCAACCATTTCATCTTTAAATGGATAATTTACAAAGTTAGGTTTACGCGCAAGGTGGGTAGATATTTTCATGACACATTCCCCCACATAGTGAGGTACTTGAGGTCTTGGGAGGTCGTTCTCTTCTGCTTCAGAGACAGCTGCACGATATGTTATCAAAGCTGCTAGGAAGTCCTTGTTGTTGACGTACTGCGTCTTCTTAGGTGTCTTCTTGGTTTCGGCCATAATCATTTCCTTCAAATAATGATATATTATATAACAATACAATTCAATTGTCAACTAATGAATAATGGGGTCTTTATTTTCAAGCTCTTTCAATGTGTCCATATATTCCGCGAGGTCGTCCCATTTGTCATCTGCTGTGGATGCACCTTCATTTCCAAACTGAGCTTGCTCGTTCATCTCTTCAATGCTTTCAAGGTACAAATCGTGCATGAACTGTGTTGGCTCCATGACAGTAATAATATGATATGTTTTTATAGTAAATACACTCTTATCTGTTTCTAGCCACCTCGTTGTAAGTACTGAAGCTGAGCCAGCAGACTTGTTGATAAAATTAAAAGCAAGTGGCTCTTTTAAGACAGCGTGCTTTTTTAACTTGTCGAACCTAATATTCGAGACTAATGTCTCACCTGTTATCAGCTTAATCAACCGTATTTCCCAATCCATACTTACTCCAGATTAATCTTATAAATTTTATACTTGAACTGCTCTTGGTTATATACTTTCACTCTTTCATAAAGATGCTTCAGGGTATAGTTTATTTTCTGGCCATGCTGAAGATTATCTGCTATGTCGTACAACGTGCACGCTTTCTTAGATTCTGATTTACGTAGACCTCTTCCTATCGATTGAAGATTTCGTATTTTAGATTTAGAGGGTGATGCAAATATTACATTGTGAAGATTTCTAATGTTTACACCCGTGCTGAATGTTCCATACGATGCTACTATTACAGCGCCGTCCTCTCGCTCCGTTATAGCTCGTATACTTTCTCTCGTCTCAGCGTCTGTGCCTCCACTAACAAAAAATATCTTTCTTTTGGGATCGAGCTTGTGTTTTATTTGCTCGTACAAAACTTTTCCGTGCTTGTCCACATACTGAAAAAGAAGCAGCGTATTGCCTTCCAGCGAGTGCACGAGGTTGGTTATGAATTTGTTACGTCTTTCATTGCGAACAATAAAGTCCATCTCATCGTGATACTTTGTTATAGACTTAGATGCTTTACACGTCTCTTCTGAATACTTCAGGACTAATATTTTTATAGTCAGGTCTGCAACAGTTCCACTTGCAATCAAGTCTTTTGTTTTGACAAAGGATTTGACTCCTCCGAATAGACCTTCTAATACTAGTCGATGTGTCTCAGTGTCGTCTAACGTACCAGTAAAACCGAACCTGTATTTGCAGTTTGTCATCTTTGTCATTATTGACGTTAGTGACTTTGCTTTGAAAAGATGGGCTTCGTCCCCGATGACAATGCCAAATTGATCAAACCACTTCTTAGGCATTTTGTGTATTGATTGCCACGTAGTGATTGTAATGTTATCTTGTATATTCTCTTTATCTACGCCAGCTGTTATTAGCTTATTAGTTCCTGTGTATCCATACGATATCATATCCGTGTTCATTTGATGTACTAAGGACACTGTTGGAACGACGATGATAGTTTTGTAGTCTTGGTAGAATTGAGTTAGAAGATATATTATTAGTGACTTGCCTGATGATGTCGGGGACAGGATCAATGCTCTATCGTTGCGTATACAGTGTGCTACTGCCTCTAATTGGTAGTCTCTAGGCGTAAGAGGGATATTGAGATCGGTAGCGAAGTCGGAGACTTCTTGAAGGGAACATTCGTTATTGTAGTCAAGGTCGTCCTGTATATCGACATCATAATCTCTATCTTTGGCAAACGATAGTACGTAAGGGAGAAGACCAATATACAAAGTAGAGTCGAGGTTGAAAATTCTAATCTTTCCATCCCACATTTTGTTTTTAAAAAGCGGCATGAATTTATATCCTGGCACATAGAACGAAAAGAATTCACTTAATTCACGTCTAATTCCACCAGAACACTCAACTCTCAGGTACGTCTCATTCACTTTGTATAATGTAATCAATTCTCTATATACCGAACTGGGTAAGTCTTCTCCAATCAATAGTATTTTTTATCTGGAAACCTCTGTTGTTAATATTTTTCAGAATGTCTTCCAATAACGAAACTACCTCTTCTTGATACGACATCTTCGTGAGAAGTTTAATCATATCATGATCACTATCGACATAACTTGCTATGTCTTGTTTGAGAACAGTTCTAGACCATGGGTCTCTTCCTATCTCTTCAAGATCCTCTTTATTATTTAGATCTCCCCTGTAGTACTCTGATAGTACTCGCGCGAAGGTTTTTCTCTTGATGACGTAGCTCTTTAGCTTGAGCTTTTCTTCGTATAGTACCTTGAGGTACTTGGCGTGGAGCGAGGGAATTTTTAAACTTTCAGTATCCAGCTCAACATCATCTATTACTGCATCTTTTAGCCACATGGCTGTTATTTCATCTACTTTCATTATATAACCCAATTAAATTACTAACTATTAATTATACCTCTAACCGGGTCACACTTCAACTATTTGATATATTCTATATCTAAAAGTAACTGTTGCCTCGAGATAGGTGACGTCTGTATCAGTAGCATCAAAATTGAGCTCTGTTAGACTTATGGGAAACATATCAGAGAAATTAACTTGGAGATTAGGATTTTGATTGCTTGTTAGCAGCATCAATGATCCATCGGAATATATATTGCTAGATTTGAAGGTTGTGCTTTCTGTCTTTTTATATGCGGATTGATCAAAAGATTCAGGCATACCTAGCGATACAAGCCAGTTATGTATTTCCATGTAATTCTTTAGATCCTCATCGACTCTGAATCGAAGAGAGAGGGGCTCGTATCTTAACTTGTCTCCAGGATATGGTAAACGCACGAAGGGATTTTCTTCGTCGATGTCCCCTAAAGATAAGGTAGGAATAGGTACGTTGTAAGTAAAATAGTTAACACCTGGAGTGCGATTCAATATAAACCGAAAGCCAGTTGGCGACAACATATTTCTATTCGATGGTTGGTTAGATACTGCACTCATATAATAGACCTCTGCTATTATTTATAAAGAAAAAAAAGGGCCTCACGAATGAGACCCTTTCAAAAGATAGGTTGAACCTATTCTTATTATCTTACATCAGGTTAGCA